ACTGTACCAGCTAGACTACTAATTGTTGTACCCCATACCTGTGCAGATGCTGCTGATGGTGATACCATAGCTCCTTTAATAGGTTCAGGTCCAAAGTCATAATCTTCAAATACTCTTGGGTATAAGAATGTAGCTTGTGGTGTTGGTAGTGGTGCGATAGGTTGTGGTAGTTCTCCGGGGTCTAGCATCTTAGCTGCGTATGCGTTAAGATCTTGTACCGTACGTTCTCTACCTATAGCTTGTAGTGCACTGTTTGACGCTGTTGTAGCGTTGTCAAGAGACAGGTCTAGTAAAGACAAAGCTGTAGATGCTTTTAATGCTGCTACGCTTTTCTGCTTATCTATAGACCTACCTGTCTGACCTCTTGCTCTGATAGCACCTTCAGCTTGTATTGCTTCTAGATATGCGTCATTCTTTTGATATCTGTTTTCTGTTTCTATTTCTCGCAGCTGTCGTCTTTCGTCCATACGAGCAGACTTCTCGTTTAGTGCGTTAATACCGAGCTGATTGACAAATATGTCTTCAGACTTTTGGTACATACGATCATTTAGATCCTGCTCTCTGTCACGTATTTGTAAGTTATAATTATAGGTACGTAAGTTTGCCGCATCTTTGTGTGCTGCAATCAACCCTTCTTGTCTAGCTTTCTCTTCTATTTCCTGTACAGCATAGTTACGTTTAGCAATCGCTGACTGCTTTGCCATGTCCCACGCTTCTAGGTCATATTGATATTGAGCTTCTGTTGCTGCGTTTTGTGTATCAGCAGCTTGTCTGGCTGCTCGGTCTTGCTGTCTTCCAGCATATAATTGCATGCCAAGCCCTGCTATCGGGGCTATAAATTGTAACATTATGTCCTCCTGTAAAATCTAGGTGAGTATATTCCTTCCCACATCATAGAGTTTAGAGAGACAGGGAACGGTGAGTCATTAAATAACCGTAGTGTAAAATTATCTGTTTTTTGGTGTATGGGTAGTGTAAATATAGTATGATCTGATACAGCAATATCGTTAGCTAAGTACTGGTCAGCCGTAACTACTGGATTTAGACTATACCACTCGTCAAGAAATATCAGAATTTTTACACCGTTAGCAGGTGCAGAGCTGAATGTAATTTTTGGTACAATACCACTTGTTGTATCAACTGTAAATGCTGTAGTTACTACATTATCTAGCGTGACTTTTATTTGGTCATCATCTACATAATTTAGGTCATCATCTACCCAGTTAAATACTGTCGTAGATCCATCACCTGTATACTCTCGTTTACCTTGACGTATACCTTTAGATTTTAATTTAAAACCCATAACTCCAGATAATCCCACAGCAAACTTCATACGAGCTACTGTAAGATTAGCAGTAAAGTCACTACGTTTCATTTCTTGATCTATTTTATAGTAAGTCTTAGGTAATATAACATCAAAGTCAAACTTATATCCTACTATAACATCACTTGCTACACTTGTCAAGTTTTTAAATGGTACTTTAAAATATGTGTTACCACCTTCAACTACACGCTCTGGAGATAGAGTAAATCCAGACTCAATAAACTGACCTGTAGCTGTAGTACCTTTAATAACTATTACAGGTGTTAAGTTAGTAGCATCATTGTACGGTATAAAACACTTAGAAAACTCACCAGCTGTGTCATACGTAACAGAGCTAGCTGTAGCATATAGATCTATACATGGATTTAGTTTTTGTCCATCATTATTAACAATAATAGCATCGTCAGGACTCTGACTCAAGCTAGCTTTGCTAAGTGTAAACTGTCCACCTTGTTTTGTTACAGCAAAAAATTCATCAGAATCTGCTGCTATAGTTTGTACATTACCGGGTGCTTCCCAGTTAAACCAAGTTTGTAGTTTTATTTCTTTACCTTCTACATACTGCCTGAACAAATATATGTATCTAGTAGACTGTCCTGAAAATGCTATGAATTGGTTTTGTGCACTGGCAATCAGAGTATCAACTGTAGATGGTATCCATTCGTTTACAACTCTACCAATATCAGCTACCTGTGGGTTTTCGTTTTCTCCACGTGTAACCATCGCAAAGACACGAGTATAACTAGGTGTCTTACTAATAAAGTTAATTGTAGTACCAGTATCAACAGGGTCGATAATGGTATCCATTTCATAGTTAGCTATTGGACGTATAAGTGTTTTAGTCGGTGTTAATATACCATCATTAGCTCCCATAAGAAACTGTTGATTTGCACTAAATAATACTAAACCTTGAGTAGATGGTAGCACACTATGAAGTGCAACAGGTTTAACTGTACTAGCACTTAAATCAATAGGGTCAGCATCTGTAACAGTCTGTGCAGAGGTGTGATATAAATTAAAAAACTCACCTGACTGACTCATAGATACAGTATCACCAGATAAAAAACCAAGTCTGTTGTTATGAAAGAATGATTGATTTATTTTACTACCAACAAATGATGGGTGTGCGTTAGTTTCATCATCACCTACAGTTCTAGCAGTATAAGTTATACGTTGAAATGTAAAGTTATTAACACTTGTATTTACTAACTCATGCGGCATCGTAGCATTGTTTAGCCCTGTAGATGTATCAGGAGCTAGTGTCTCTTGCCAAAAACCGGGACCATGTGTACCATCATTAGCTACATATTTTAAGTAGTATGCAGATGTAAGTGCTCCACTATTAACAATCTTAACTACATGGTTATTGACTGATTGACTTGGTAACTCGTCAAGCGTAGCTACTTGATTTTGAAATACAGTTAGTTGAGTACCAAACATTCCACCAGAACCTGTAAGTGTAAAGCTTGATCCACTACGTACTAAGTGTAAATTATCTTGTAATTTAGTTACTGTAAGTCCTGAGATACTTAGACCATCAATTCTGGTTTTAAGTTCTGATAGTACATCGTCATACGTATCAGTATTACTTGAATTGTAAGTTGCAATAGCTTGTCCAGCAACACTAACATCATATTTAGTACTATGTGCTGTACCAGATAACTTAATCGTACCTTGCCTGTTAGCGTTAAATGTAGGGTCAGCATTTTTAGCTACAGTTGTAGTTTTGTTTGTAATTATAGATTTATCTTGTATTGTAAGTATATCGTAGTCTGTACGTGCTCCTGTAAGGTACGCCTGTGCCCCTGTACCGTACGTAACAGTGCATGCGGCAAAGGTTACAGCGTTCCATATAGCAATCGCTCCTGTAGAGCCTCCTACGGCTGGTGTGATGCAGCCTATATATTTTTCTGTGTCAGTTCTAGATATAAAGAACCACTTTGAGTTGTCATATGTAGTGCCAGTACCTAGATTACCTATCCACTGAAACCCCGGTCTTTTTGTAAGACCAAAGGTTGGATCAGGATAGCCGTTGATGCACTCCTCGACTTGACCGGGAAGTTTCTTATCATCAGATTGTCTAGATACTCCACCAAGATAATCGTCAACTCGCTGAGTAACTGCTGGCATTATCGTTGTAAAGCGTGAAATGGTTGATAGCTTTGGTAAAAGTTTTGTGAGTCTTGTGGATGACCGAACATAGTGAACTGTCCCTGACTTGTCTCATACTCCATAGCTAAAGCTCTTTGTTGTATCTCTTGTTGTTGTAAACGTCTGTATTGATCGTCGTCACCAACTATTCTACCAGATACAATAGTAGCTGCTCTAGCTTTAATATAGTTTTGTACTGGTTCTGGTAAGTCTATAAAGTCAAACTCCCATACAACATCACATTCAATAGGACTATACTCCCATGTGTATCTATGGTTTTGTCTGTCATATAATTTACCTTGTCTACGTACAGCATGGTAAGGTTTGTTCTGTGCGTTTTCTGTAAGTTTTATCTGTATAACATTATTTGGTATGAGTATTTCATTATTGTTATCTTTGCTAAACTCATAGTGATACTCCTTGTTAAAAGTCCATCCTTCAGATTGTACCTCTCGTGACACCTGTAATAGGGTAGCATAGGCAATCGCAACTTCCGGGTTGGTTTGGTCTAGTGTAGTTACAGGAGCCTGACCACAGGATGTAAGTATTTGATTAATAGCTGGCAACTCTTGTGTTGCATTTGTGGTTGGAAAAGGCATAATAAAAAAGGGGAGCCGAAGCTCCCGTATAAAAAATAAAAATTAACCGTTAGCTGGGTATGATGTACCGAATGCAGCATTACCTGTAGATCCGACAGCAGCACCAGCGATTAACTCAACGCAAGCAGCAGGGTTTAAGAAGTCTGCTCCCATTGCGAGTCTACCTAGGATTACATCACCTTGGTATACAACTGAAACGTCACCAGAAGTAATCTGAACCTGTGGTCCGATAGCTTCTACACAGCCAGCAGCTTCCTTTTGGAAGATAAGTCCGCAGCTGTTAGCGAAGTCTGTAGCGTTACCATAGTTGTTGTTGATACCAGTTACAGAAGCTCTACCGTCTTCAGCTGTTTCACCAACGAATGATCCTACGTTTCCGGGGCTTGTTACACCGGGGTTTGTTGCAGATGCAGAACCGTACTTAGTACCGTATGATCCGAAGAATGGAATGTTCATTGACTTGTAGATCTTGATGCCTGCAATTTCAATGATACCTTGTCCGGATTGTAGTCCTGTACCTTGCTCGTCTCTGTTGATAAGACCGTTAGAACCAACACCTTGTATTAATTCGTAGTACTGTCTTGGGTTCAACACAGCAACACGTCCGTCCTGACTTACTCCTTTCTCGTCTAGAGCAGCAGCTGCATCATAGAAGGCTGCTATTAGAGAAGCTGGAACGTATGCGTCAGATGCTTGGTTGTTTGTACCAACTCTGATCTGTGTTCCGCCGGGCTCGACAAAGCCTGTCTTAGTGATTGGAGAAGCTTGTCTAGCACCTTTAGCGATAGCTCTAAAGATTAGTCTATCATATTTTTGTGCAAGAGCATAACCGATCTTTTTAGAGATCTCTCCTCTCAATTCATAGTGTGCTAGTGTTTCATCTAGCTCATATACAAAGGCCGAGCTTATTAATAGGTCGTCAATTGTAATAGTTTTTTCAGCAACTGGTGGTGCACCATCTGTGTTACCTAGTATGCTGTTACCGGGTGTATGATACTCGGCTTTTGTGTGTCCAGTGTAGACGAACTGAAGTGACTTACCGTTTGTAAGTGTTCTCTTCATTATAAGGTCTCTAGCGATTGCGTTGTGCTGGAAGCCTTTAAACATCTCTCCACTGAACAGCTTTAAGTAAAGTGCACGGGCGTCGCCTGCACTGTTTAACTGACCGGGGCGTGTAAGAGCCGTGGTCAATGTGCTATTCTGTTGAGCCATTGATATGGATTAGTAGTTGTTAATATTTCTTAGTACTAATTTTTCTCGAGATTTTTTTCGTGGTCTATCCCACCGTCTAGACGGCATGAGGTATCCGGCGTACCGGGCAAATGCCAACGGCAGAGGAGTCCGACTCTGAGGTGCTCCTCTGCTTAGATCAGTAAGAAGGTGTCTCTAGTTGAGCATCTTCTTTCTTCTCTTCAGTTTTGTTTTCTGGTTCTGGAGCTGGATATGTCTCAGGTGTTAACCTTGTGACATTAGCTCTCATAACCGAGCTTTGATGTGCCATTTACTTAACGATTTTAGTATATGTAACACCACGGTAAACGTAAGTTACTGTCATAGCTTCCTCCGATACCTAGCCCCCGTTCCATGACTAGATGACATGCGTCGCATAAAGCGATGAACGGACGTCGGGGTTATGCTATTTGTGGTGCAGTTAATGCTACGTTTGTAGACTCAGCTGATGCTAAGTCAAGTGGAAAGTTGTGAGCATTACGCTCGTGCATTACTTCAAAGCCTAAGTTAGCTCTGTTTAATACATCAGCCCATGTTGGTACGATCTTGCCGTTAGCATCAACGACGGACTGGTTAAAGTTAAAGCCATTAAGGTTGAAAGCCATGGTGCAGATACCCATCGAGGTGAGCCATATGCCAACCACGGGCCAAGTAGCCAAAAAGAAATGTAAGCTACGAGAATTATTAAAAGAAGCATATTGGAAAATGAGTCTACCAAAGTAGCCATGTGCAGCTACAATGTTATATGTTTCCTCGTCTTGACCAAACTTGTAACCATAGTTTTGTGAAACCTCTTCCGTGGTCTCCCGAAGGATTGAGGAAGTAACAAGGCTTCCGTGCATAGCACTAAACAGAGAACCACCAAACACGCCCGCAACTCCGAGCATATGAAATGGGTGCATAAGTATGTTGTGTTCCGCTTGGAAGACAAACATGAAGTTGAATGTTCCACTGATACCTAAAGGCATACCGTCAGAGAATGAGCCCTGACCGAATGGGTAGACAAGAAAGACTGCAAGAGCTGCGGATAGTGGTGCAGTATATGCAACAAAGATCCATGGTCTCATGCCAAGTCTGTATGATAGCTCCCACTGTCTACCAGCATAAGCTGCTACACCTATGAGGAAATGAAAGACAATGAGTTGATATGGTCCGCCATTGTATAGCCACTCGTCCAGTGTGCCAGCTTCCCATATAGGATAAAAATGTAGTCCGATTGCATTAGAGGAGGGGACGATAGCTCCTGATATAATATTGTTTCCGTACATTAACGAGCCGGAAACTGGCTCACGTATGCCGTCTATGTCTACAGGCGGTGCTGCGATGAAGGCTAATATAAAACAAGTTGTTGCAGTGAGCAAGCAAGGGATCATCAAGACACCAAACCAACCTACATATAGTCTGTTGTTTGTGCTTGTAACCCACTCGCAGAATCTCTGCCAGTTACTGGCTTGGCTTTCTCTTGTTATAGAGATAGCTGCCATTTAAAATACACCGGGTATAATTTGACCGGTTGTAGCATAAGCTCCTACTGCTGCTACGAATCCGAGCATTGCTGCCCAGCCATTAAATCTTTCTGCTTCTGGTGACATTAGTTTTCGTTGTGGTAATAATTGTATGGGTGGTTCGTTTGGGTAGATGTTCTCTCTACCATCCGTATCGGTGGTAATCATTTTTTCTTTCTCTTGTAAGGTTTTGCGGTCTTTGCAGATCTTACAAAGTTAGCTTTTGTTGGAGCACCCTTTGATCCGGGTGTTCTCATCTTTTCGCCAGAGCCCGCTTTAATGCGTTTTCTCTTGGCGTGTATATTTGCGTACAAGCCTCTCTTAGCCATTAGCGTTTTTTGCCTCCGTGTTTGCAGCCACACTTGCTGCTCTTCTTGGTTTTCTTTTTGTATGCCATTAGCATTTCCATCTTCGCATAGCAAGTGCCTTACGTGTAGGCTTGCCGTTCTTTTTCATCGGACCCTTCATGCCTCTAAAGCGAGCACAGAATGAGCGTTTGCGTGGACCACCTCCGGGCTGTGGAGCCTTAAGGTTTGAGCCGGTTTCCCGATTGTATTTTTCTCTACCGGCTGCTGTGAGACCTCCCTTACGGCTCTTGTGCTTGCCGATCTTAAGGGAGACGTTTTTCTTTTTAACCGCCATGATATATTTTCATGTGTGTATTTTTATACTGTGGTAAGTTTTGTTCATACTGTTCTTTTAACCACGGTACTTCTAGCTCAGTCGTATTACGATTGAACGTATATGGTGAGACATCTGTTACCTCACCTTCTTCTGTATAAAACTGGCCCGGACCAGCATGTGCTATCATGGGATTAATTTTCATTCGGTCTGCAAGAGGTACAGGTAATCCGTGTGTATCCAGATCGTACTCTCCAGCATCATAAAACTTTCCGCCAGTTTGCATATAAGATCTACCTTGACCATCTAGAAAGAAACCGTTTTCAGTTACATATCTCATGATAGATGAGTCAGGTTGAGTTAGATCCATAGCTAGTCCTTTACTTGGCATAGGTGATTTACCGGGTAGGTAGGGGCTTGATGGAGTACCATCTTTACCCGGTGCTTGTACAGGTTTATCCCTGTTCGGACCTTTGGGAAGAGGATCTGCCATAGCTAGCCCCGGCTCTCCTCTGCCATATATAGATAGTATTAGATCCTCTTGATAAGACATTACTTTTTCTTTTTTAGAATTTTCTTTTGTACTGATACAGGTAGTTTAGATAAGCCTTTACCAGCTGTCTTCTTTGGTCTACCTTTCTTACTGCCGTAAGTACCTTTGCCCATTGGCATAATTTTTTTCTCCTAAAAATTAACGTTTGGTGATCTCTCTAGTTTCTCCATTATATCTCTACGATATGCTGGATCGTTTTCGTAACGTTCATCACTCATAGCTGCAATAACTTCTTGCTGGCTACGGAACTGATCGTTACTTTGTCTTGGTGCTTTACCTTGTACCATATTTCCGTCGTATCCTATTGCATCATTGTATGCGTAAGCTAGTGATCTGACTGCAAAGAACGCAGCCAACGGATCACCACGTTCCATGACAGCATCAAACATTTTAACCTCTTGTTCATTCAGAGATTTTTGTGCCCAGTCTATCATGTTAGCGTAGTTCTTTTCACCGCCTACGATACCTTTAAGTTCTTTAATATCTGCTTCAGAAAGATCTTTACCTTCTGGTTCTGCATTTTGTACAGAGTTTCTATAATCTAAGTGCATCTGTGCAAGATCTTCAACACTCATCTTGTTTAACTCGTCAAGAGTTTCTCGACTGTACTCACCTTTTTCTGATGTAGCTTCATCCCATAACTGATCTAGTATAGTTCCTTCTGGTTCAGTTTCTTCAACCTGTTCTTCTTGCTGTGCAGGTTCTTCTTCTTTTGTGTTAAGCTTCTGTTGTAGCTCAAGATAACCTTTCTCTAGCTCTTCAGCATTTTTATACTTACCTGCTAGTAGTTGTTCTTGAGCTTGCTGCATCTGCTCACCAACTTGTAAGGAGTCTTGTTCTTCTGCTGAGAGATTATCAATACTTGTAGTCTCAACGTTTGACTCCATGGTTAATGTTTCTGCCATTTATAGTTCTTCCTGTGGTGGTTGTTGTTGTTGTGCCATCTGTGGGTTCTTAGCTGGATCTAGCATTGGTGCTTTCATAAGAGCTGGTGTACCTTTGATAGCTTCAAGTTCAGCTTGTTGTGCTGCTGCTTGTTGTTGCTCTTGCTGTCTTTCTTCAACAGTCTTGACTAGGTTTAGTACATCTATACCTTGTGCAGCTGCAAGTCTTTTAATAACCTCATCTGGATTAATGTATGTTGTGATAGCATCTGGTCCCATAGTAGTAGCTATGGTTTGTAAGAAGCCACCCAACGCTTGTACATCTTGACCTCTACCTAGACTATTAATACCAGCTACAATGATAGGCTTGACCATACCTTTTGGTATACGTGGTATCTCACCTGTCTTCTGGAATATGCTAAGTTTTCTATTGAGATAGGGTACTAGGAACTCTACAGT